GTGCGTCGGATAGCTTGGTGACGGCCAGTAGGGCATCGTTCGCGCCACGCTTCACACCGTCGAAATACTGCGCCTGGGATTCGGTCGCGGCGGCCAGGTCGGCTACCGGAACCTGGCCCTGGCCCATCGCGATCAGGCGCTGCACTTCCGGGTCCACGGTCCCGGCATCCTTGAGGCCAACCATCTCTTTCAGGTTAGTCTTGATGCCGTCGAGAATGTCGCGGAATTGCAGCCAGCCGCCGACCTCGATCTTGGTAATCGTACCGACCACCGTGGCCAGCGGGTCGGCAATCGCCTCAAGGTTGTTGGCCACCAGCGACAGCGCTTCAGCCAGCTTACGCGACGATCCCGCGGCTTGATCGGTCTGGCCGATGTATTTAGTCGCGGCATTCTCCATCTGCTGCCAAGCCCCGGAGACGGTCAGCGGCATCCGGGTGTATTCAGCCTTGATCGTCGCGGCTTGCGATTGCAGCGCCTCCACAACCTTTTTGCTCGACAGCTCGCCGGCCGCGCCCATGGCCTTGAGCTGGCCGGTCGCCACGCCCAGGCCTTCCGCCAGCGCGCGAGCCAGGCGCGGGGAGGATTCAAGGATGGAGCGCAGTTCGTCGCCCTGCAGCACGCCGGAGCCGAGCGCCTGCCCGAATTGCAGCAGCGCGGCGGCCGACTCCTGGGCGCTGGCGCCGGAAATGCGTAGGGTCTTGGCCACCAAATCGGTGACTTGCAGCGCATCCGCCTGGGATTTGCCCATGTCGCGGATGGATGTGGAGAGCTTGGTGTAGAGCGCGATCGTTTCGCCCAGCGGCGCCAGGTTTTGCTGGGATATCCGATACAGTTCCGTCTGGGCGGTCAGAAACTCGCGAGTGCTGCCCGAGACCAGCTTGAGCCGGGCTTGCATGCCGGCGTAGGCATCCGCCGTGCGGATCAGCTCACGAGCCGAGAGCGTCGCGGCCATCGCCGAGAAGGCCGACCGTGCCAGGTTCGCCGCCGCGGCCATGTCGGTCGTCGAACGACTGACCTGGCCCAGCTTGCCCTTGACGCGCTCCAGCGCCTGTTCGGCGGCCTTGCCGTCGGCGCTGATGACGATCCCAAGCTGGAGTTTATCGGCCATGGGTTAGCTCATAGTCACACTGGCAAGGCAGACACCGCACCGCATACGGCACGGCCTGCAACCGCTCCACCGCTATCAACGCTCCACACACGCGGCAGGCCCGGAGCCGGATGGCCGGGCTTGCGGGTGCGTTGCTCCGTGGCGTGCGGGTCGGCGTCATCATAGATCGCTTCCAGTTGCCGGATTTCCTGAGCTAGGAACCGCCCATCGCCGACGATCAGATTGACGGCCACGATCACCAGCAGCCCCATGCCAACGCCGACCACGGCCAGCGCGAGATAGTCGATCAGCGCCAGTGCTCTTTGGACCAGGCGATGGCCTGGGCGATCACGCCCACGCCGGCGATGGTCACGGCCGCTGCCCAGCGTAAAACCATCAGAGCGGTATCCCATTTGTCTGCCGACCTCTCCAGTTTTTCGACACGTTCCACGAGCGGCTGCACGGTGTATCTCATTTCCTCCCGTAGCAGCTCGCGGATTTCCAGTTGAGCCTGACGGCGCTCTTGCCCATCCCAAGACATTCACCCTCCCATCCATAAGCGCAGTCCAGTCCGGCCCCTATCTCTAGCCACTTCTGCAGGTCGCCTACCGTCGCCGGCCGTTCCGGCAGACTCAGCCGGGCGACCGGCTGACAGGTCAGCGCGCAGCCAGCGAGCGACAGCGCACATAGCCACGCAGCAACTGCTCGCCGCCCGCGTCGGCCCCGATATAGTCGCCCTCGATGACCAGGTGTACCTGATCCGGTACTGGCAACAGGTCGATCATCCGGCACTTGACCGGCGGCTTGAGCGCCTGCATTTGCTTTATGATCGGATCGATCTGTGGCGCGGTGACTTGATGCTCGACGGTGGGCGTACAAGCGGACAGCCACAGCGACAGAATCAGGGCAATGCCTACCACGGCATCCCCCGCCAAAACACCATGGCAAATTCGACCGCCAGCGCCACGAGCAACACCACCACCGTCGGCGTGGTCGGGTCTGGCGGGTCGTCAGGTTCCCGTCGCATAGAGCCTCCGTTCCGCCTGCCGGCGGCGCACCAGGCCGCGTAGGGTCTGCTTGCGGCCATTGATGGTGCCTTTGACCCAGAGCATGAACGCGGCTCCGGCCAGGGCGTAATGTCCGGCGCGGTGCTGCTTCAGCACGGACGACTTTTGCAACCCACCGGCGCCCACGTTGAACGTAAAACTCACGAGCGCGGAAAATTGATTCTCTGTGGTTGGATAGCCTTTCGTCGCCCCTGTCACGGCCTCCTCGGCATCCTCCACGTCAATCCGCAGCAGTCTGGTTGCTTCCGCCTCGGTGATGGCCATGCCCGGTCGCACGCCCTTGGTATGGCCCCAGCCGATAGTCCAGACGCCTACCGCATCCCGGTAGGCTTTCAAGCGTAGCGCCTCGAAATCCTTGATGATGTTCAGCCCGGCCTCGTTGATCTTCACTCCCGCCCCTCCCGCAAAATATCCGCCAGTTTCTTATCACTGGCAAAGTCCGGCTCCGCGACTTCGTTGAGGTCCTCGGCGATCTCCGGGTCCACATTGCCCCTGGTGATGTACGACACCCACGCCATGCAGAGGAACCAGAGCGTGATTAAGGCCGTGCGTTCGTAGTCGTCGGGCATGGCGAAGATGACCGGGGCGGACAGGTACAGCAGACCTTTCCAGTCTTGGCCGCGGTCGGTGCTGAGACTGAGCTTATCTTTGAGGCTGGCCATATCGAATCCGCTTATAGCGCACAGCCCGCGTCGCGGACCCAGTGGGGCGGGAACACCGGGTTAAACCCCAGGTCCATCTTGAGGCCAGGGACGCCCTTGACATCGAAGATCCAGAAGTCGCCCCGCCGGACCCCAGCGCCGAAAGTCGGCTGGACAGTCAAACCGCCCCTCGCATAGACCGCACCCGTAAGGACTACCGATTCGACCGGCTGGGTGGTAGCGACCTGCTTATCCAGGATGACCAAGGCAGACTGATTGCGAAGGCATATTTGTTCGGCCTGAGCGGATAGGCTCAATGCGGCCAGTAGCAGAGCACAGAAAGATTTCATTTCAACCTCATCGCGTATTGCAAGGCCAGTTCCACGAGGAAATTCGCCGTCCGCCCGGCGATCTGGTAGCCCAAAATCTGTAGCTCGTCGATTACGCCGTCACGCTTCTTCACGCCAGCGACGCTCTTGGCCTCCCAGCGCTCGACCGCACCGACAGCAGCGCGAAAAGCGTCGGCCCCGACCAGCCAGCCGGCCAGAGTGCGGATGAGGGTGAGGATGAGGGTGTTCATGCCAATATCTCCGCTGCCCGCCCCGCCGCCAGAATCCCCAACTGCTCCAGATACCCAATGGCCGCCACCGTTACCTCGATGTTCAGCGCCGCCGTGGTCCAGCCCGCTGGGGCGATAAACCCGAGCAGAGAAGTATTGGTCAGGTCCACCGTACCTGACACGCTCGCGCCGTTGGCAATAGTGGCGGTGGTGGTGGAGCGAGTCGCCGATCCGACGACTTGCATATTGCCACTGGCATCCGCCTTGAATGCCTGGAGTCCGTTGCTGGGGTTGACGCCTTCAGCTAACATCTTCGCTCTCCTATTTATTCGGTTGGTTCAGCACTTCCAGCGCGGCGGCTTCCATCACCCGCAGGTCCTCGATCAATGCGCGGCGCTCGCTGCGCTGGGGATGTGTCTCGCGGAGCAGGGCGGTCACGTCGCCCCAGCCCAGCCCCTCCCAGACAATCTTCCCGGCCATGTCGAGGTATTGCCGGCGCCAGCAGGTTTGCAGCCCCAAAAACGCGAGCACCGCATCCCAGCTCTCCGGCCAGACTTCGCAATCCCCATCCTCTCCGTCCGCCATGGCCTCGATAGCGTCCAGATATTCTGGCGGGGCGCCATCGGCCAGAGCCTGCGCCCGCGCCTCATCGATATCGCCCCGGCTTTCCGGTTTACGGCCAGCCCAATGCCGGGCGGCCGCTATAAGTTTTTTCGCTTGGCCCCACCCTGCCATGCCTCGATGTAGGCATTGATGGTCGCGGGGAAAGCGCTGCTGAATTCGTTCAGCAATTGCCGGAGCGCATCGCGGTTGAACGGCTCCGGCTCGCCGTCCGCGCCGATCACGTCCTTCCAGCCGTCCACCAACTCCATGAGCTGGTCGGTCTGGGCGTCGAGACTGCTGTATTCCTCGCGCACCCGGTCGGCCCGCTTGGCCACGTCCTCGTAGGCTTCCTGCGTGAGCCGTTTGAAAATGAACTCAACGGACGGGGATTGCTGCCGGCCGTTGGCATCGATGAATGGGATACGGACGGTGTACGGGAAGGTCGCCGAGGGGTTGCCGAGTTTGAAAGCCATGTCGAATCACCTATAGTCGGTTGGTAAATTTGTCCCCGCCTGTATCGCCCGGCGGCGGGGGGCCGGTGGACTACCCGTGAGAGGTCGCGATTCGAGCCAGGTCCCGGAGTTACTTGACGACGATGCGTACCTCGTCATTGGCGACCAGCGGGATCGCGCGGACGGCGCAATCCAGCATGGCGATACCGTCTGAGTCGGAGTATTTCGGCTCCGAAAGCTGGGCATTCGGCAGGACGACACACACCCGATTACCAGCGCTCAGGCCGTTCTCGACCATCAGCGGGTATTTGGTGGACGCGCGGATATCGCCGAACCAGTCCTTAAAGGCGACGGTGGTTGCCTCCAGCGACACGTTGCCCTTCGGCTGGCGGTCGGTGAGGATGACGCCGGCGGCGCCGATCAACTGGCGATGCTTGACGGCATTTGCCAGGTCAAGATCGAACTTCATGAGCTGAACGCCCGTAGCCGAACCGTCGGCGAGCTTGCCGGCGATCAGTGCTTTGGTGTTGGTGCTGCCTACCGTCTGCGGGGTCTGGAAGGCGGTATAAACCGGCGTGGCTTCAGACGCATCGGCGACGCCGCCATAGACGCCCGTGTAACTGAACTTCAGCGCTGGCCGGCTGTTGGCCGACAGGTCGAGACTGACCGAACCCTTAGCGCCCAGCAGCTTGTGGCGCACGCCGCTGATGTTGTAATACAGGGTCAACGACTCGAAGCCAGACGAAACCGGCAGGTATGTCGCATTGGCGCTGATCGAATAACCGGACGATGCGCCGGGGTTGGTGTCCCAGGCTTTGTGGACGGTCGCGATCTTGGTCGTGCCGTTATAGGCCGTGATGATCCGCGACGTACCGAAATCAGTACCGCCCGTGGTATAGCTGATGGTCGCGCCTACATAGGTGCCATCGGTCGCGGATGCGCCAGCCGCCAGGGTGATGGTGCTGGCCGCCCCGGCTTGCGCGGCGCCGGTAACGGCGGCGGCCGTCAAGGTTTCGGCGAAGGCACAACCGCGCAGCAGCGGGCCCCACGGCGCGGCGGTGCCCGGCGTGGCGGTGCCGGCCAGGTCCATCGTGCAGGAAAGGGTGACGTAATCCTCTACCCGCAGCGACGGCGAAATGCCGAAGTACGGGCGGATGTAGGCGAGATCGACCTCTGAGCCGGCCAACGGCTCGATGGTGAGGTCCGATACCAGCATGGCGTTAGCGGTGCCGGTCGGGCTGGCATCGCTGCCTTCCGTCGTCTCGATCTTGGCGAGCAAGACGGCATTGCGGAAAAAAAGGCGTGTAGACATAGCGTGCTCCGGGTTGAAGCGGAGCGGCTATGCCGAGAGAGTCAGATGAGCGTCTCGACGCGGGTCCGTTGATGAAGCAGCGGTGCCGAGAGGGTCAATCGAGCGTCCCGGCGCTGGTTCAGTGTTTACTCGATAACTATTGCAAAGGGGCTTCCTCAACCCATTTTTCAAAGGCCGTGATGCCCTGCTTGGCCGCGCGAATCAGCGCTTCCAGCAGTCGCTTAGTCCGTGGCGTCATGCAGGCTCCGGGTCGGCTGGCTTGTGGCTGGGCTTGGCTGGCTTGGCTTCGGGCGCCTCCTGCCGCTCAACGACAGGCGCATCCGGAACCCATCCGGTCCGCTCCCGCAGCACACGGTTGCCGTTCGCGTCCATCTCGTAACTGCCGCCCAATCCGGCGTGGGGATCTGTGCTCATTGCGATACCTCAAAATGTCAGTAGGTATTGAGTACGGTAAAGATCGCGCCAGACCAGTGTGGCCGGCAGGCCAGCTTTAGGGTCTGCGGTCAGAAATTCTTCTGCGCGGCCGCCTGAAAACAACGCCGGGGCGAATGCACCATCGGGCGTCCAGCCGATCAGCGCCCCGCGCACGCTTTCGCGCACGGCATGCAATGTGCTGAACGCCTGGTCAATGGTCCCGGTTGCCGCGACTACCATCAGCACGGCAACCGTGGATGTGACGGCCTGGTCATGCAGCGATACATGCTCATCGTCATCGTCCTCAAGCGGATGCACATAGGCGGCCGGGGTAATAGGCCAGGCCGGGGCATCGCGCAGGTATTGCGCCATGTCGTAGGCGCGTCCATTGAGGGCCGACGCGCTGCTGGCGAGACGTGCGGTCCATACGGCGTGGTCGATCATGCTCGCAGCTCCAGAGCAGTCATGCCGCCACTGTCGGGCCAGAGACCATTGATCGTGTAGGTATGGCCGTCAATCACGGCGGTATCGTGCACGGCAATGCCATTGGCGGCGACGACAGAACTCTTGAGTGTGACAATGATGTCGTCGGGTCCGAACACCGTATCGCTGAAGGCCGCGGACTCGACAGCGCGCCGCGAGTTTGGCGCGCCCGGGCGATCCACGATGCCCGTCAACGTCACTGGCCATCCGGTGGTGGTAAACGTCACCGACTCGCCGAACTTGGCCAGCACGGCGTCGTTCAGGGTGTCGAAAGCGCTCATGCCGCCGTCACCCGCCCGCCGGCGACGCGGGCCAAGCGCTTCGTAATTTCCTTCGCCAGCGCTTCGCTGTGCCAGTCGGCCGATTGGGCGACCAGATCGCGCGCGATGATCGGCACGCGGTCGATGCGCACGGTTTGCTCGATGAGCTTCCGGCCGCCATCGCGTTTAAAAATGCCCCGGTGCCCGGATTTGAACTGCGCCCTGAAAGCGCCTGGGAACAGATAGCTGCGGGCTGATGCGCCCCAATCATGTTGCCGGACGCTGCCCCAGGTGGTTTTGTCTGCGCCGCCGACATAGCCGGCTTTGATGGGGTTATAGCCCACCCAGACCAGCGCCGAGGCGCCGGTTTTCTTTGACTTGACGCGGGTCCAGTCCTTGGGGCCGGTCTTCGGCTTGCGTCCGCGCAGGAAGGCTGAACGCGGGATATCCATGTCGCTCACCAGTCGGGTGATGATGCCCTGGCGAATCCGCGCGGCCGTGCGAACGGCGGCGGATTCGCTGGAGCGCTCGATGATGCGTGGCGTTTCGCCTAGCGAGCGAGAAACGCCTTCCGCACCGATGAGCGAGACCTGGATCATGGCGCTCAGCTCAGGCCAATCGTCAGGACGGCGGCCGGGCGGGTGCAGACCATGACCGGGTTAGACTGCATCTCGATGTAGTAGCCGCGGTTGCCTTCGTCGATGGGGTAAGCATTGACGTAGTAGGGTGCGCCGACCGCGCCCATGCCTACGCTGTCCAGGGTGTCGGCCGGGCCGAACGCCTGGATGAACATTTCCGGGACGCCTACCGGAATCACCTTGGCCTTGCCGCTGGCGATCACGGTCGTGCCGGCGCCGCGGTAGCGCTCGAAGGTGACGCCGCCGAAGATCACCTGCTCGGTGGTGGAACCGCGCAGAGCGGACGCCTGCACCTGATTCAGGTAGGTTTCCTTGATGGTCTTCGACTCGATCAGGCCGGCCCAGAAGGTATCGTCACACAGCGCCAGCAGGCCGCTGTACGGAATGCCCAGCAGGGCGGATTCCATCGGCTGAATGATGTTGGTGAAGATTGCCGAGCGGATGGCGGAATCACTGGAACCGAAGCCGACGGCGGCCGATGCCGGGGCGTTGCCGAAGGCATTGGACGGCGCATTGATACAGGCCATGCGCAGGCTTTCCAGCGTCAGGTCCATGTCCCGGCGCAATTTGGCTACGACCTCATCACGGCGAGTCGAAATGACTTCGCGGGCGCCGGTCATGCCGACCGCGCGCATGTTCAGCACTTCGTCGGCATAGACCGCGCCGTCCTTGCGGTAATGGGCGGTGGTGAAGGTGTGGACGGCCCGCTTATTGAGCGTGGCGGCCTTGCTGGGGGTGCCGCGCGGGGTGGCGGTGATCAGCGCCGCATCGTTGAGCGCCTGATCTTCCAGCGCCAGGGTCGTGCCTGACAGCCGGCGAGTGGTAAAGATGCTCGGGTCGGCAAGCCGTCCCGGGATGTAAGGGGCCTTCGCGATGCTGGCGATCAGCTCGTCAGCGCGGAAGCAATCTCGATAAAAGTCGACCATGGATGACTCCGGGTATTAGCCGGGGTCGCCATGGTCTGAGTGCCTCTTGGAGGGTCGTCAGGCCGGGTGCCCGATGGTGGTAGCGTGTTACTTCGCCGGGGTGGCCTCTTTCAGCCAGCTTTCCCACGCCGCGATCATGCCCTTGGCGCAGCGGATGAGCGATTCATGCAATTTGCGAGTGGCAGCGGACATCAGCGCGCAATAATGTTGACGTTGGCCAGTTGGGTATAGGCCGTGGCCTTGGCGGTCGAATCCACGGCGGAAATCCACTGCAGCGCGTCCTTCTTGACTTCGGCCAGCCGCACGATAGCGGTGGCCGTGGCGGTGGCGCTGGTGGCGTCCACGGCCTGCATGAGGATCGCGCAGGCGGTCTGCGAGCCGTCCGCATTGCCGTCGTCATACCCGGTGTAATAGCCGGAGCCGGCCGCTACCACGATGTCGAAGCCGTCTCCGGCCACAAAGTCGGTCGAGCCGTCCGCCAAGGTGAAGGCCAGTCCGCCGGCGCTGAACGCCGCGGCCACGTCGCCCTGGCCGACAAAGACACCGTCCGGGCCTTCGACGGTGAAGTTCCCGACATTGGTGCCGGGATCGACGATCACCAGTTTGTAGGTGCCGACCTTCGCGGCGGCGGTGACGGTAATCGCGCCCATCGTGCCGTTGCCGGTGTTGCCGCTGAAAGCGGTCGCATAGGCGGCGGTGGCGGTAATTGTCGTGCTGCTCGCGGTCTGCGAGGTATCAACGGTGTAGGTGCCGGTGCCGCCCAGGCCGGTGCCCAAGGCGGTAATCTTGGTCGCGGCGGTGACGCCTGAACCGCTGAGGTACTGGCCAATGGTCAGCGTGCCGCTGGTGACGGCGGTCACGGTGAGCGTGGTGCCGGATATACTGCCGGTGACGACCGCGCCATTGCCGGCCCGGGTCTTCTTGCCGAGTACGGTGCCGGCATTGAGCGCGCCGGAGCCCGCGGCCACGGTGATGGATTCGCGGCTGATGGCGCCGTCGCCCTCGGACAGCAGCGCCTCAAAATCGCGATAGGGTTCGGTGTACGTGGTCATTTACTGGACTCCTGCGACCTGGTTGAACAGTGCGGCCGAGGCGCTGGCGATCTTGTCGCGTCGCGCCTCCTCGGCCTTGAGCTTGTCGGCTTCGGTCGGCGCCGGATCGCTCACGGCAAACGGCGCGGCCTGGGCATGATTGGCCATGAGCCGGTCCTTGCGCTGGGCGGCCTGTTCTTTTTCGGCCTTGACGATCTGCATGGCCGCTTCCGCGCCGGAAGTCTTGCCGTCCCATTTGAGGCTGGCGATCAAGGCATCGTGGCCAGGTAGGGACGCTTCCTCGATAGACTGGATGCGTTCGCGTTCAGCTTTGGCTCCGGCCACAATGCCGCTGTCGAAGCCCTCTTTGGTGATGGCGGCAAGCAAATCTGGATATTCGGCCGCCAGCAGTTCGCGGGTGACGGATGGTGTATTGGCTTTCGCCGTCATGGTGTTACCTCTACGGTTAGGTGAGTCGCCATTCAGTTCGGCGATGAGGGATTCGAGCGAGCCGAGCCGGTCCGCCAGGCCAGCATCTACGGCGGCCTGGCCGACGAAGACGCCGCCCTGGCCGAAGTGTTCGATGACCGTCTCGGGATCGACGCCGCGATAAGCGGCTACCGCGTCAATGAAGACTTGCGCCAGGGCGTCAACCTCGGCTTGCAGGGCATTGCGGCCCAGGTCGCTATCGGGCGCTGCGTGTTTTTTCGGGGACTGCGAACTGATGAACTTGAGCGCTGTATCCTTGCCGCCAGCCGCTACCTGCATCACCACGCCAATCGAGCCGAGCCGGGCGGTATCGCGGGCGACGACTTCATCCGCGGCGGCGGCGATCCAGTACGCGGCGGACGCGCCCAGGTCGGACACGTAGGCCACCACGCGTTTGCCGGCGCTCGCGGCGCGGACGTGCGCGGCATATTCGGATATGCCGGCTACCTGTCCGCCGGGCGAATCGATTTCGAGGATGATGGATTCGATGGACGGGTCGGCGGCGGCCTGCTCGAAGTCCTTTGCAAGGGTCTCGATGCTGGTTGCGCCGGAGATTTCGGTCAGCAGGTTGGCGCGGCGGAAAATCGGCCCGGTGATCGGGATGATGGCGGTGGCGTCGCGGCGGGTAACGGCGCGGGTGTTGTCGAGCGGGCGCCCGAGCTTGGATTGCAGCGCTTCGGGGCCATCGCCCAGCCCTTGGGCAATCGTGACGATGCGGTCCAGCGCCTCCGGCTGGATAGCCCAGCGGTCGGCCTGGATGGCGCTGATGATGCGCGGATGAGACAGATTCTCAGTCATGCGCGGCAGCATGGACCAAGAATCTGTCTCATTAAACGGAGAAGTGGGATTTTGTTACGGCGCCTCCTGCCCCGCCGGCAACCCCTCCGCCGGCATCAGCGGTTCATCCAATCCAGCGTCGCGCCGGGCCTGGACTTCCTTGGCCCGCTGGGCGTGCTTGACTTCCCACTCGATCCCGTCGTGATTGATCGACTCGGTGGCGAGCGTGCTGATGCCCATGTCCACCCGCAGTTTCGCGGCGGCGGCGTCATCTTTCGGGTTGATGCTGCCGGGCCCGTCGCCAATCCAATTGGCCTCGCAGTACAGCCGGCGCATATCGGCATCGGCAAAGAAGCCTGGCGCCTCGATGCGGCCTTGGGCGACCTCCCAGGTGAGCCAGTATTCGTAGATCGGCTGGCATAACTGCGTCGCGACCAGCTCGCGCCAGACCCGGAAGGTGCCCCAGGCGTCCAGCCGGGCGGCGCGGGAGGCGCTGTAGCTGCTGGTGTAATGGTGGATCATGACCTCGAACGGAATCCCCAGCCGTGACCCGATTTGCCGGATGATGGCCTGCACGAATGGGTCGAAGGCGTCATTCGGCCGGCCGGGGTTGCTGTCATGGACGGATTCGCCGGGTAGCAGGTTGACGGCCTTGCCGGGGCCGGTCAACGAGGACTGCGGATAGCTGCCGTCCCAGCTCATCGCGGTAGAGAGATACTGGTTGATGCTGTTGGCGTTGTCGGCAAATAAGTCTTGGAAAGCCTGCGGGTCCATCTGTACGAACATGGCAAACGCGCCGCTGACTACGGCTGCCTGCAATTCGGCCTCGGTGTACCTGGACAATTGCTTGAAGTGCTCCAGGACCGGCGCGAGCCAGGGTACGCCGCGCGTCTGGCCGGGCCGGAGCCGGTCGAACAGGTGGATCACCCGGCGCTGTCCGTCCGGCGACCAGGCCGGCAGCCGGTCCCAAAGGTATTTCTGGTCAGCGTCGGTGATCGAGCCGGGATGGCCGCGGTTGATCCAGTAGGCATCGGCCTGGCCTTGCGCGTTGAGCGCTACCCCGGCGACCAGCGTTGCCGAGTTCATCTCGCCCTGCGGGTTACTAACCCGGTCGGCCTCGATCAGCTGCAGGGCCGGCACGTCGCGGCCGTCCGGCGTCCGCGCGGCGGTCAGCACGACGAAGACATCCCCGGACAGCAGCATGGACTTGAAGGCAGTCGATTGCAGGCGGTAAAAGTGGGTCGCCCGGGTCATGTCGCAATCGGTGGTTTCCGCCCATTGCCGCCAACGGCGCTTTACCTGGTCCGTCCACTGCCGGACTTGCGCATCCGTCCAGCCGAGCGCCGGTGCGTCGATGGCGGGTTGGAGACTCAGGCCGGTGCCGATGACGCTTTGGTCCATGACATGGATGGCGCCGCCGGCCAGCGGGGCGTTCCGGTAGCTGTCCAGGCTACGCGCGCGCAGGGTCGGCAGGTCGTAGATCAGCTCCGCGTCTGCATCGGAGTTCCAAGCGTCCCAGCCGGAGAGTTGCGGACGGGTCCGGCTGGCCCCGCTCCAGGCCGAGTGAATGGCCAGCGCATGGCGGGCCCGCTGCCGGCGCAGCGCCCAGCCGGGCGCGATATGGCTAATGGCTTGATCGATAGCGTTCATGGTCAAAACCTCGGGGAGACGGTGACGGAGCGGGTCTTACCGACGGCCGCTTGGGTCGCCAGGTTGACGCGCTGGGTCCAAATATCAATGCCGCGCTGGATTTCCGCCAGGTTGGCCAAGGTGAGCTTGCGGCCCTGAAATTCGACGGTTTGCCCCGCCAGCACGGCGGCTTCGGCATCCAGATAGGCCGTGAGCCGGGCCTGGGCGATGTCTAAACTGATGGCGCTCATAGTTGCCCTCGTTGCTGCAGTAAGCGATAGATGGTGGATCGGCTCAGCCCCAGAGATTCATGGATGGTGCGAATCGGTACGCCGTTGCGCCAAGCGGTCACGGCGGCTTGGCGGCGGTAGTCGGCCTGCGGGTCGACGGCGACATAGACCGACTGCCCGCCCCAAACGGCCCGCGCCTCGCGCTCGATGCGCATATAGGCATCGACGCTCAATTCCGGGACGGCCGCGGCTACCCGGTTGAGCACGTCGGTGATCACGTCGGCTTCACCGACCACGCGCCCAGCCGTACAGGCTGATGCTGCCGGTGGCGGTAACAGGCGGCGGCATGGCGGGCAGGTCCGCCGGGCGGGTAATCGCTGGCGGCGGGTCCGGCCGCAGGGTCCGCAGCAGCCTGGGCCGCGCCGATTCCAGCGCCTTGAGCGCCGCGAGCGCATAGACCAGGCAGTCCAGCGCTTCATTCCGCGCGCCGGGCTTTTTCACCCAGGTCCGCACGGCCCCGCCGCTCTTGGTGGTCTTGGTAACGCGCCGCTCGGCGACCAGTTGGCGGAAATACTCATCCTGCAACTCGGCAGCGAAGGCGATATATTTCGGCCGGTCCGGCTGCTTGACGGCCAGCGCCGCGTGGAGCGAGTCCTTGGCCGTGTCAACGCCAACAATATGCAAACGCGAACCGTTCTTGAATTTGCGGGTGCTCAGCTTGGTCGGCCAAATCGGCCGCGGGCCACTGCGCCCGGCGATGGCGAGGATCTTCCGCCCCATGCGCTCCTCGCAAAACTTGTACACGGACTGGGTATGATGGCCGCCGGAGTCAACGCAGGCGGCGGCAATGGGCAAAGCCCGTCCGCTGGTGGTAATGAGCGGGCGCAACAGCAGACTGTCAAGTTCGGCCCAGATGGAGGGCTCGCCGGGCGGGCCTGGCATGACGACATGATGTAGCACGCGCGCCTGTTCGAGCGCCGTCCATCCGACCATGGAGATTTCCAGCCGGTCATTCTGCACGTCCACGCCGGCGGTGATTACCAGTACGTCATCCGGTGCATCCGTCCAGCGTTCGCGCCTGGCCATCAGGGCATGCTCGTCGAGCTTTTCTCCGGTGCGGTCTTCCCAGCATTCGCCCAGTTTCGTATTGACGAATGATTGCAGCTTGGTCGGGTAGCCCTTGGCCTTGAGAAAGTCACGCGCGGCATCGGCCCACGAATACCAGCCGGGCGGCGAGTACAGGGACGATAAATGAAAGCCGATCACGTGCGCATCGGCGCAATCCTGCTTGGGTAGCCATTGGCCGTTGGCCAGCATGTGCGACTTGTGGCGCTCCTCGATCAGGACTCCGCAGTGCTGGCAGGTCAACGCCGCCTTTTCCGGCTGGCCATCCGGCCAGGTAATGCGCGGCCAGTCGATAGTCTGCATCTCATGGCAATCCGGGCAAGGCACGTGGTAGTAATTCTGATCCGTCTCGGTAAAGGCCGACCAAATCCGCGACGCGCCCTCAATGGTGGGCGTGGAGCACAAAAACACTTTCCGGTTGCGCTTGAACGTGCTGGTCCGTGCAATAGCCAAATCCACAGGATCGCCCTCGCCCTCAACATCGCCGGGATAGGCATCCACCTCGTCCAGGAACAGATACCGGGCCGGCATGGAGCGCAGGCCGGACGCGGAATTGGCGCCGGTCATCACCAGCATGCCGCCGGGAAATTCCTTGGCGAACAGGGTATTCCCGGCGTCCCGCGCCCGGCTTGGCGCAATCCGCGAGGCCAGGGCCGGCGTCGCGTCGATCATCGGCTGAATGCGCTGCTTGCTTATGCGCTTAACCATTTCGACTGTCGGCTGAACCATCAACATCGGCGCCGGGGCGTGGTGGATGCAGTAGGCTAGCCAATTCGAGCCGGTTTCAGTCGCCCCGATCTGAGCCCCTTTGGCAAAGACGACGGTATGGTAGGGGCTGCCTGTGCTTAGGGCGTCCATGATGGCTCTCAGGTAGGGCGTTCGGCTGGTGCGCCAAGGGCCCGGCTCCGCGGCGCCCTTGCTCGGCAGAATACGATGCTGGTCGGCCCATTCCGATACCAGCAGGACCGGCTCGGGCCGGATGCGGTCGAAAAACCGGGCGCTGGCGGCGACCGCACTACGCGTCTCCAGGTCGGAAATCAGCATGCTTCGCGTCGGCGATATGGGTCAGCGCGGCCCTGATCTCTTGCTCCATCATCCGCTCAATGGTGCGCTCGTCGGTTTCGGCGGCCAGGATCGACGCCCAGCGGCCGGGCAGCCCCATCATGTGCTCCCGGCAGGCTGTCGCAGCCGCGTCAATGACGGCGAACACGGTATCCAGACGGATCAGCTCGCCACGCTTTTGCTGGTATTCGAGTTCGGCCAGGTGCGCCAGGTAACTTTCGCGCTTTGCTTT